ATGATGATGACTCGTTTGCCATCGTGAGTAAATTGTAACTCATCGTCAGGATCCCACAGTAGCTCTTCATACAAATCGTCGAGTTTCTGGATGTCCTGCCAAAGAGCGTCTGGGTCTGGCATTTTATCTTCAGAAGATTCCAAAGAACAGTTTACCAGTAATCAGGTAAGAAAGCAACCCGCTCACAACACCCATCATCGCCCAGCGTCCGTTATAGATCTCAGCATACTGCTGAGGAGAGAACAAACCCTTACGGTTGTAGTCCTCCACTACCATCTGAGGTTCTTTTGCAAAGATGTTTTGTTGTCCGTACTCGTTCGTGGTGATAGTCATGGATGTTATGTAAAGAAATACTACAAAAGTATATAGGAAATGTTACGAGTTGTCAAGCTGCTTTCGTTCATTCCGAACACAGAGGATTGTACTAAATAAATATGGATCCAAATTTTATGAGTGTTATGAAAAAATTATTACCACTCGTTATGCTACTGATGACCGCTACAGCAGCTAATGCTGGCGGACTCGTTACCAAACATTCGTCTAGTGTTCAACTGACTGTTGATGCAGCTAGATCGACTGCGACAAGACTTGGTTCGTCGTTCAGTATCTCAGGTTCAAATATTGATACTACGGACGGATCAACTGCTGGTGCTGTATCAGCAGGCACTATCACCTCTGGTGTATACAATCCAGGAACTATTACTGCTACTCAGGACACTGCAGGTGCAGCGTTCAGCTTTAGTCAATCTTACAATCAAGCTGACGCATTGCCTACAAGTGCTGCAACAGTAGGTACAATTCCTAACTTCGGTTCTGTTACTTCTTACACAGCTGGAACCGCAGGCGACCTAGCTGGTACTGTAACCAGTGCAGGTGTACTAACCGTAACTGCTGGTGGAGCTGGCACAAGTGCTGTAGGACAGTATGTAACAGAGGTCACTGTTATTGACTGAGGATAATCGTCATGATGAATTCTGGAAAGACGATACTTTGGTCTGTTCTGAGTGTGGTGGGTGTAAGTGTCACACTTGCTCCTGCCCTGGCGGTCCCCGTGGTCCCAAACTTCACACAGGGCTCAATGACGAGCCACACAGAGACAACAAGTACGATAACAGAAACTATAAATTCAATGGATTATTCGACTGGATATCAGTATTCAGCGACTGGTTCAGGCGTGACAGCAAATGGTAACCTATCTCCAGGGACAGGTTCCACAAGCGTAACTATTAATGGAGTGACTTCAACATGGACAGGGGCGACAAACAAACCAACCTTCACACAAACAACACCAGGAGCAGCGTTTCAGTTCACAGAAACCTACAAAGGACCTGGACTTCAAAACCACACAATTATAAACAGAACGACAGAGGTCACCAGCGTGACCGACACCACTTCAATCTTCCAGCAATAGGAAAGAAACTATGTCTAATACTTGCCCTAAGTGCAACAGCAACCCCTGCGTATGCAGAGACAGTGGGAGGAGTCAGTGCTACTGCAGCTCCAGTGGCAAATAGCTCTGGCTCAGTCACCAATCAAGCTATTCAGGTTTTACAAGGACCGTACATTACCAATACTTATGGTAATGGAATTCAATGTCAAGGACCTACACTGAATATTACTCCATATATTACTGGAGCAATTTCAGCACAGAAACCTTATGAAGATTATTATGATACACCAGTGTATGATATGAGAGATCTCACTGGTGATTTCGATGATGATGGAAACCCAAAAGGGGACGGGGCACCTGATAATCCTGGGGACATATTGTGGTTTCAACCAACTAGAACTGGACAGAAAGATAACTACAACTTGTCGATAGGTGTGTCTGCTACATGGTCTAGACCACAAGACAAAAAACTACAGCAACTATGTAAAGAAGCTGCTGCAGCAAACATCGCAATGATGAATCAACTCTCTGCTAATAAGCGTCTCGATTTTGAGATCGCGAGATTAAAAAATTGTGGAAATTTATTAAAGGAGGGAATCAGTTTCCATCCAAAGAGTCCTTACTATAAAATATGTGCCGATGTTGTAGTGCAGAATGTTACTGTAGTCAAACAGCATACTCATTCTATCCCTAGCACAAAAGCATCAGACTTAGGACCACCAATTTCTATTGGCAATCCTTAATTACTTTTTCTTTTTCTTACCAAACTTGAGTGGGGATAGTCCCTTCTTCTCACGATACTTATTAGTTTGTAGTTCGGTTCGAGATAACTTAGGCGGTGCTTTACCAAGCGCCGTCTGTATTTTTTTAATTGTTTTCTTAACAACAGGTTTCACTACCTTCAAGAGTATATCTACAACTGGTTTTGCAAGCAGTGCAGAACTAGTAGCGACCACTGCAATAGATGCTGTGGTTGTAACCATACCAGCGTTAGGTATGTTGTATATAATTTGATCTGGTATAGTAAGTTGTTCTGTTACCATCAGGCATTCTTTACCTACCAATTCATAACCAGTAATCTTCTTGTTACCCTCTAGGACTTTTCCTATTGGGTTTTTTAGTACCTGCTCTCTAGTAGGACACTCTTGCTTAGGTGCTGATGGTACAACATCCTTAGGAACTTCTGGTGTGACATCTGGTGTGGTGTCTGGTGTTCCTTTGATTGGTGGTACTGGTGGTTCGTGTTCAAACTTGAGCTTATCTTTGTTGTAGTCAATTGGATTGAACGATGGCACACCAGCATCACAGAATGTCTTAACACCTTTAGGGTCGTCTTGCTCAAGCATGTTGTTCTCTTGAACCTCATGCGCTTCGACACACCCAGGAACATTAACAATTGGCACACCAATCTGTTCTGTCACTGGGACATTAGGTGGTAGTGCCATTCGTGGTTCTAACAAATATCCTGGTGGATTATTGATACGAATCTCTCGTATCACATTACCATCAATTTGTATCAAAGGAATCTCTGTCATTTTTCATTCTCTATAATCCACTCTTTCAACCTAGACATATAGACACGAATCAAGTCTGCTTGATTCAAATGAAATACATCATATGTTTCCAAGTACAGTTGTGTATGTCTATCCACTGCATCCTGACACTCCTTGATCATAGAATACCAAGGTTCTCTATGAGGAGTGTTGAATAATGTCATTAGCAATCGTTAAATACTTGTCCGACTTGCGAACCCATCTCGGATCCTGCTTTGTTTCCTAGCAGCAGTGCCCAACCACCTGCCAACCATCCGATGTAAGGGATGCCAGATAGTGCAGGGACAGCAACACCAGCAGCAATAGCACTACCTGCCATCGCACCCTGTGAGCGTGCTCCAGCGTCCGCCACGATACACTCTACGCTCTTTGCACTCTGCTTTCCCTCTTCACCTATTGCACCTCCCCCGATGTTACGAGTGCCATCCATAGTGTATTGATCGTAGCGAGTCTCAGTGCGCCTCTCAGTTCCTCCGCCAAAGAGTCCTTTCTTTTCTTTGTCTAGATCTAGAGATCTATGTGACTCTAAGATAGCAGGATCGTTTGCTTTGTATTCAATGGTGTAACCGTCTTTACCTGCATGGATTTTATAAGACGAGTAATCACCACGAGGGATATTAATAGTTGGAACCTGTGGAACTGATGGTTCTGCCTTCCTGTCGATTAGATAACCAAGAAGACCTAGATGTGAGATAGCAAATAATGCACCAGCAGTGCTGATCATTATCTTCCACCCAGATGGTTTCTTTGGTTCTGGTGTTTGTGTTGGTTTTGGTTTATCCGAGTCTGAAATTACCATTATTTAATACCAATTGGGGGCATGACACCGCCAGTTTGTTTAGGTAGTTCAGGTTGTTTAGGCATAGCAGAACTCAAAAGACCTGGCAGTGCTTCCTGAATTGCCTGAGTAGCAGCGGCACCTACTTGAGCAATCGCTTTCTCAGCGAGAGCGTCTTTGTTGATGTAAAGATAAGCACCACCACCGATCACACAAAGAGAAGTGAGACCAGATAGCAGTGCTATAGTATTAATAATTTTTTGCATTAGATTCTTCCTTCTTTCCAATGGAGGGTGCTTTTTTAGGAGCAGATCCATTCTTGGCAGGACTCAATCCGAACGCAGCTAACGATCCAGAAAACACCGAGGCTATAAAAGTTGGATCGAAATCTAAGATTTTCTGACCGTTTGGTAAACGGACATAGCTGAATGTGAGAAGGGAGGCGGACCAAATGAGGACCACAACTTTCACTAAATTACCAAGAACTTCACTTTTGTCTTCATCATTATCCTTCTCTTCAACTTCAACTGGTTTTGTATCAGTCATTTATAAAGAGCTAGGCTCTTTTATTTATCACGGTCCAAAATAAGTGTTTGGTCTAGGATAAATCTGCCCTGGTTTATCAGTATATTCTACATTCAATGTATTGATTCTCAATCCCTTTCTGAGTTGATCATTTTCCTGTCGCCCACCATCAATCTCAGCACCTCTATCTTCATCAAGTAAATTGATGACACGATCAGGACTACCCTGTTGACATGTATTATCTGCTTGCGTTCCAGCAGTGCCTGCACTGATTATGATCTGTCCATTCATTGAACCATGGTACTCACAAATATAATAATATGTTCCAGGTGTTGTAGTAGTTGTATCCCAAGTAATAGTTCCGTTGGTAATACCATTGTTTGTAATGCCATTAGGAACTCCATATTGTTGTCCCACAGTTGCTTGTGTCTTGACCCAGACTGGGTGACCACCAGCATTGGCTTGCAATTCAAGTGTGTCACCCTGGTTAAGACTAATAGTAACATTGTTACCTTGAACCACACCCTTCCTATCAGTTCCGTTGAGGGTGTAATAAGAAGCATTGGGAGCTTGAATGTCAACTGAATATGTGGCAGGTGGGTCACCACCGATGTCCCAGTCCATCACAGTTCTACCAAAGTCATTCATATTATTGTGCTGGGTAAGATACCTGAGTGCATCTTGGTGTGTGAATCTAGACTTACCAGTAGCATAGACAGCAAGAATACCTGCTACCTGAGGCGATGCCATGCTAGTTCCACTAATAGAATAGTAATAGTTTGGTGCTCCACCATACTTTCCATCAGAAAAACCAGAACTGTTGAAAGCAGATATAATATTCTGACCAGGAGCCCAGATGTCAACCTTGGGACCATAGTTAGAGAAAGATGCTCTTCTAAAATCAGCATAGTTACTGATAGCACCAACAGAAATAAACTGTGGTGAATTGACTGGAGCAGATCCCTGATACATTGGATAGTTACTACCACCAATTGCTACAACAGAACCATATCTGTTGTCAGTTTGGTCAACCATCAATTGATTGTTGTTACCAGCAGCACCTACAAGAATGATACCATCGTTGATAGCATCTTCACAGTCTGCTTCCAAAGCAGCATAAGGTGCATTAAGTTTAGTTGTACCATCAACACCAAAGTCTTTCGCCAAACCTGCTATGGTCCAACCAGATGGATTTGGATTACTTGAATTATATGTTGTGGCAGTAGAAGAATCATAAACAAACTGAACATCTCCAATAGAATATCCAGAAGGATAATCACCACTCAAGTTGTAAGAGTATCCCCAACTGTGGTTTGAGATAGTTGGCAATCTCTTACCATTCACTAGTGGTTTGTGTGCATGGAATGCTCTTAGATAATCAAACAGAAGCAAGACAGGTAAACTATGACCCGATGGCATGTTTCCTAGAATCTGCAGTCCATAGATGTTTGCTTCGTTCGCCCAACCATAAAACTGACCAGCGACTGTACCAGCAACATGAACTCCATGATACTCAGGATTAGCAGCATTATCATAGTAACTTATAGTTCCTTGAGGAAGTGTCTGACTATCATCATCGATAGCTGCCACATAGGTATTCAGTTCATTGAACCATTGGTACTGAACAAATCTAGTAAGTCCTGTTGATGGACTATACCATTCCTCACAATCATATGACACAGGATCGTCAACGATAACTACATCGACATCCTTACCATTGCCATACACAGTTACATAATCATTCAGTGTGCCGTTGGCACCAACACCAAAGGTTCCCTTTCCTTTTCCTGGAGTTGTAGCTACACCAAGTCTAGTACAGAAATGCTGACCCCATTGTCTACTATTCTGATTATAGGAACCACTCTTCCAGAAAGTTGCTGGAGATGAGGAGGTTCCAATCTCATATTCATTTGGATAAGTATACCAGTTCTTTTCAATGGTCATGCCCAACTCTTCAGGAGTTAGTTGCACATCCCACACTCTCGAATCTTTTCTTAATTCTACTGCCTGTTCCTCTGTCATCAGGTAGTGTGTGTTTCTACTCAAGGGACGCTTGAGTAGTACCTGATAACCATTTGCCTTCATCTCATCATAAAAATCTGGGAGATCTTCATGCTTATAAAGAGTGACTACATATGTCTTTGCTGACATTTATCAAGCCTCCAGTTTTAGGATTTTGAGAGTAACTTGCATGTTAACTGTTGAACCACTTACATTTCTCACTCTGATGTAGATACTGTCAACAGGTGATGCCTCATCATTGTAACCAATAATTCCAGGAGAAATTGGAATCTCAAGGTTAGATGCAGTTGTGATTGCTTCTGCAATTACACCAGATCCAGAGAGAGGATCTGCTGTTGGTTCTCTGTTGACATCAGCATTCATCGCAGCAGTGGATGTATAAACACGAACCCACGCAGCATGTGATGTTGTAATTCTCAGTAGAGCGTATGACTTAGCAGCACTAGAGATTGTGAATGTTCCGTCAGTATCATTTGCCAGACCTGCTGCGGTGCCACTGACATCACCTCTTTGCTGAAGTCCAATGGTTGGAGGTGGATCTACTTCTTCAAGAGCATTTCCAGCACTGTTGACTCTGATGTACTTACCAGCAGTTAGAGAGGATGGTGTGTCACTGAGTCCTGTGAAAGTAGAGGAACCTCCACCGCCACCACCAGTCTGATCTGCTACCCAAGCATAGTCAGAACCATTCCAACTTAGAATTTCACCAGCAGAAGCACCAGATACATTCAAGTGTGTATCAACATCACTATCACCGTAACTTCCACCGCCACCACCAGTTCCATTAGCAGCTGCTGTAATTCTACCTTGGTTATCAACAGTGATATTAGCATTGGTGTATGAACCAGCAGTTACAGTAGTGTCCGCTAGTTTGTTACCATCAACTGTATCATTATCAATGGTCCATGTATTACCAGAGTTTGATACAACGATATCACCCTTGTCACCATCGGTGATTCCACCGCCACCACCACCAGTTAGATCAGTTGCTGCAACGAACGAACTAGCACTAGCGTCCCACTTAAGAACTTGTCCATCTAGAATACCAGATGTATCTACATCAGTTAACTGATTGATTGCAGTTGCACCACCAGATCCAAGTTCACTTGCATTAGCAAGTCTTACCCACTGGTTAGCGTGTGCAAAGTATACAGATCCAGTTGCATGAACATGTGCAACCATACCATGATATGTTCCTGCATTGACTGCTTGTAGATCAGTCAGTGTCGAATAAACATTGGAGTAAAGAATCTTCTGTGAACCAAAGTCAATGTCCTGTGATCCAACACCAAAGTCAGATAGAGCAACAGGAATCGAAGGACGACCTGCTAGGTCAGAATACAATCCAGAAAGTGCAACAGTTGCAAGTGCTGGTTTGTTTTTGATGAATGATACACCACTAACAGCATTCCAATCTGCTTGTACCTGAGCAGGAGGGATGGTTGGTTTATTAATTAAGTCGTTGTAGCTACCACTGATAGCGACATTCGCAAGTGCTGGTTTGTTTAGAATTTCCGTAACACCACTGGATGAATTCCAGTCTACATTTACCTGTGCTGCTGGGATGGCAGGCAGGTCTTGCCAGATTGCACTGGACCCAGTTGACACCAAGTATTGTCCGACACCACCAGGGTTGCCACTCATCTGGAGTGGTTTGTTGGAAGCGATGTCCAAACCCTGTGTAAATTCTACAGGTCCATTATCAGCATAATTTGCGATCTGATTCGCTAACAGTTTTGACATATTTCTAGTCCTGAAGACAGATTCTTTAAGCTAGAAATATTTATAAGAAGCGGGTGATCGGGGTCGAACCGACGACATTCTGCTTGGAAGGCAGACGCTCTACCACTGAGCTACATCCGCAAAAAAACCTAGTTAAGGTTGAATGATATAATAGTCCTATCAATTTCACTGCGTTGCACAACCGACTCATGATTAATTTGTGCAGGGAAAATGATAAGGTCACCCTCCTTAACATTAGGTTGGAAAGTTGCTAGGTCACCATCCACAGTGTAAATGGGACAATAGAACTTAGTTGACTCATGGACAGCAGCGTTGAAGTCTGCATAGAAAACAGCAGACCAACCCTTCATACCATGATTGTGTAGACTGTGATACTCATATTGTTTCTGGATTTGAAACCAGATACGAGTGATCTCATCAATCGGTTTTTCTGAGAATCCTTGTCTAAGGACTTCAGCACTCATCATCTGTAGATAGGGGGCAACCAAATCTAAGAACGGTTGAAACTCTGAGTAATCGGTTTTCTCAAAGTAACTAGAGTGCATCGTGTCACCCTCGTTACATTCCAGCACATTAGGATGAGTGGTGTGCAGACCATTCAGGATAGATTCCTTGTGGTCCTTCCACTCCTCTACATGATATTGATAATGTGGAATGTGAAACATGAGTAACTCCAGGCTCGCCACCTATTTTAGTTCAGATGCAAAATAGGAAATCAACCACACGGAAGGGGATTTACCAGAGTGTCTTTGACTGGAACACACAAACCAAGCGGCAACATCCACCCGCACCAGGGCGCTTTTTAAGTCATCCCGAGACTGGACCAGCAGTTGATTCTGCTTAGCTCCACCAGGGCGAGTTTAATGTCCACCCGAGACACAGGGGTCGTGTAGACCATCCCGACCAGGGCGAGTTTAGGAGTCTTCCCGAGACTTCTTATAGTTACCGAAGTCGATAATGTCTTCACCCAATGAACCAGGCAAATCGACTGGTCCTGCAGCGAAAGTGATATCGTCCATGGCATCTAGATCACCACCAATGCGATCTACTTTAGCATTTTCTAGGTAGTCAGACGACAGACTGAATTTGATATCAGTATCTGCATGGCGACTAACATACGGAGGATACTCATCATCCGTCCAGAATTCTGCTGGATCACCAACAGAAGGTAGTTCGCTTAGAACATCTCTGAGAGATGCATACACATCAAAGAGTGTGCTGAGATGCTTATCGGATTTCGCATCCAGTGCGTGAAGAAGTGCTTGACGCACTTCCTCTACTGCAGTTTCAATGTGTGTACGAGGATTGGAACAACTCATGATACAACGTCTCTAATATAACAGGGAACGCCAGCGGGATCCAACCACTTAGTGTATTCTGGATCCTCTAGGCAAACATCGAGTTGCATCTGGTTGTCAAGATAGTACATATCTTGATAGCGTTTAGCATACTCGTTGTATTTTTGGATACGCAGGTCAGGCATACCGTTGATCTCTAGGGTGCCACATTGCACATAGCGATATGGATACCGTTCAAGAATGACCTCTGATTTCATGAAGCATCATCGTGATTGTTATACACATTATACCATGTATCATCACCGATGTCATCAAGTGCTTGTTCCAGTTGTGTAGCTGGCACAGCAACGACTCCTCTACCGTCTGGTTGTCTGATCAAGAACTCTTCACCATTCTCAATACGATCCATGTAAGTGTCAAAGTTCTTTTCAAACTCTTGGACGGTTACTTCTTTCATGTTAGACAACAGATGTTATGTTCTTGCATATATTTGATTGATTCTTGACACCCACCTAGTTTGATGTCGTCAAGAACTATCTGAGGAAATGTAGAGTTTTCCCCAAACTCTTGATAGAATTCTTCTCGTGTGAAGTCTCTATCAAGTTCGTAAACAATGTACTTTAGTTCAGACAAGTCCATGACTTGTTTAATTTTAGTACAATATTTACATCCTTCTCTAGTGTAGATGGTGAACATCATGCCTTTTCCAGGAGAAGCATAGTTTCATCATAATCTTTCTGGAAAATTTCCAGACCAGCATCTGTCAAGACATGATTATACATCTTGTCAAACACTTTGGTTGGCATGGTGACAATGTGTGCTCCGTTAAAGAAGGCACGAGACACTTTATACACATCACGCAGAGAAGCAGCAAGCACCTGTGTCTCTACACCTTGCACTTGATAGATGCTGGTGATAGAACGAACTAGTTCTAGACCACTGATGCTATTGTCATCATATCTACCGATGAATGGAGAGACATATGTAGCACCTGCTTTTGCTGCAAGGATTGCCTGTGCAGCACTGAAGACGAGTGTTACATTTGTCCTAATGCCTTGATTGGATAGAGCATCACAGACTTGAAGACCGTCCACGGTACAAGGCAGTTTGATTGTAGCAACTTCTCTGAACTCACTGTGAAGTTTCACTGCTTGCTCATACATCTCACCAACAGAACCGACAACTTCCATGCTGATGTCAAGGATACCGATTTCACGGAACTCTTTATAAACATCAATAGGATCTTTGCCACTCTTTCTAATGAGAGATGGGTTAGTAGTGACTCCATCAATGAGTCCCGATGCGAATCGTTGTGCTACTGCATCAACTTCTGCTGTGTCTAGAAAAATTTTCATTTATGTATGTTGGTAATTGTACCAATCGGGACTACAGGATTTGAACCTGTGACTTCTCGCTCCCAAAGCGAGCGTTCTACCAAACTGAACTAAGTCCCGATCTCTTCCTTCCAAAGGAATCGTTCTTCCAAATTATAATGCAACTTGTAGTGTTCTGTCAACACATAATAACCAATGATATTGACATTATCACACTCGTAACCGTAACCTTTTACTTTCTCACACACTCCATCGATTACAAAACATTTGTCAGTATGTAGATAAGAAAGATAGTGGTCGTCGAGATTAATCATTAGCGTTCCTCAAAATCAAGTTTACGAACTTTGCGTTTGCGTCGTTCCTCTTGGTATTTTAGGTCACTTTCTGTCAGGATTCCGTTATATTTAATAGTTTTTTCATGATTCGTTAGAACAACTTCATTGAGGTCAACTGCTCCAACATGATTATCCTGAACACACATCTGGTTAGGACAACCACAGAACTGTGCTTTGCTAGTGCTTGTCAGTTCTTTGTTGCATAGTTTGCATCTTGCGGATAACATTGTACAGCATTTAACCTCTATGAAGTGATGGGTGAAGAGGGGATCGAACCCCCGACCGCCTCGGTGTAAACGAGATGCTCTACCGCTGAGCTATTCACCCAGACTCCCAAGGCTGGATTTGAACCAGCGACCAGCCGATTAACAGTCGGCGGCTCTGCCACTGAGCTACTTGGGAATGGGAATACCCGCCACTCGTCAGTAGCGGGGGCACCAAGGGGGATCCCACCCCTCTCTCACATGGGTTGTTGCTCCGATTCTTTTTTCTCTCGGAAATGTGAGCACGGATGTCGCCAATCCGTTAGTGTCGGTGAGAGGACTTGAACCTCCACGCCATAAAGACAATAGAACCTAAATCTATCGCGTCTACCGATTCCGCCACACCGACAAGGCGTCTCAGGTAGGACTCGAACCTACGACCGACTGCTTAGAAGGCAGTTGCTCTAATCCACTGAGCTACTGAGACAATAGTATTAAGAGTAATATGCTTGGTAGTATTTCACAATGCCACTAGTAGAGATGTTGCCTTGTGATACCCAGTCATGAGCACATTCGTAAATGGACTTCTGACTGTGGACAGGGGCACCACCTTTTGTTTGGTGCCCGAACTTTGCTAGTAGAACTTTGAGTGCTTGCTCTCTCGCTTGCAATCTCTGTTCACTGTAGCGCCAGTCTTCTGTCATGTTAAAATAGTTGGTTGAATCCATTCCCAGAAGTCCACCCACCTGGAGAGGTTTGGTATTGCTCAGATCCGCCACCTAGTTTAGGGATTGGATTGAGTTGAGTGGTGGTCTTACCGTTCTTGGTTGCCATATTATACAGCACTTCGTGGATATTGTCTACCTCTTTGGTCGAAGCGGTAAACATTTTCTCTGCCACTGCTCTACTGTTCGCAACTCTAAGTGCTCGCTGCTTTTCAGAGAGGATCGCTGGACCGAACCAAGGATCATCTTCTAGGTAGTCAGGTGCTTTGTAAGTCATGATTGCCAGTAGTAGTGAAAGAAATTTCCTTTCGTGTCACACATCGGGTCTTCCGATGCTACACGGTATTGTAGCATACTCTGTCCTTTGAAGTCTGTACGATCTCCAATTATGTCATATGCTCTGAGCATTGCGTTGTTGTCCTTGAGTCTATCAACGACAGACTGCTTAGCAACTGGTCTCCACTTAGTAAAACCTTCGTACTGACCAGGAGAGTATACCACATCCGCAACGCTGTTGGGATATTTAGGTGAGCGCACACGGTTCAAAACGGATACTGCCACACAGTATTCATCCATAGTATTTGGTGCTGCCTCAACCTGCACTGTCCGTGCCAAGTGATCGTAATCAGCTGGCGTCAGTGCCAGTAACATTTCCAAAATCAAAATAATCTTTCCTGTAATAACGACCAAGGATATTGGAATTATAGTATGCTGGTGTACCATCTGTCAATGCTTCCACCAACACATTGTTCACAAAAAGTTGACGAGTCTCCTCGTAGTTTACTTTTCCAGCAGTAGGGTGGAGTGAGAGTATCTCTCGCTTAAAGGCAGTCTTCCCGAACCGCTTAAGATCTTCTTTAAGCTCTGGACAACTACCGTAGTAGATGCGCCAGTTACTTTCACTTGTAACTCGCCTTGGTCTTTTACCGTCCACCTTAGATCTAGGCTTTCGTTTTTGCCAAAAGTATTTTCGACCGATGTATTGTCTGCCGTTTTGAAGATTAGTGATGCGGTAGACAAAACCGTACATACCGTCAATATTCTCAGATAAAAAAGGGGATCCTTTATAATGCCAGGGGTTTTCATAATCAACCACTGTCCCATGAATAACTGTAGGTATTTATAGGGGCACTAGAGTCGATCCTGGGTCTGAGATAGGAGTCAAATCAAATGCGATAGTGATCCTAGGTTCTTCAAATTTATGTTTGGTTGTCTCGTGTGGAACATTATTAGGGAACAGTGTTAACTTCCCTGGTACATTATGACTCTGGTATCTCTCACCATTGTGTAGTTGATTGATTGGATTGAGATATATGGTAGCAGAATCATTACATGCTACAGTGAAATGTCCACCAAGATATGTGTGTGGGTGTGTAGAATGAATGTGAGGCATGATCTTATGACCCTTCCTCATAATGTTTACCCAGCATCTAATGTATAGACGCTTGTCATACTTGTAGAAACTACCAAACAATTCCTTGCCATATTGTTTATGAGTTCTCCTGATTGCTCTACGAAGTTTAGGTAACTCAGAGCATTCATCCTCATACTGAAAGACATTGTAATTTCTATGTCTATTTGTTGTACTCTTCGTTGGCAATCCAGTTTCACCAGCATCAGACTCTGGCAAAGAAAGAATCTCTTCCTCCTTTGCCAAGAAAAACTCTGCAATTTTTGTAGTGTCTATAGTATCACCATGATATGTTTCATAGATCAAATACTTATAGTCAGGTGCGTATGGAGTTTGTGGTGGATCACTCTCAAATAATATAGTATTTGGTTTCATCTAATCCCACGGATCTGGTATTTGAATTTCATTGCTTGAAGGAACCATGCGTCTGTCAGACACTTGGGACCGTGGAGGAGCACTTGGACCTGCTTCTCTGGTAGAGTCGGGTCCTGGAGTGCTCTCTTCTTCCACTCTGGTAACTCTGTCATAATTTAAAATTAGCGAAAGTATCTTTCTTAACATCTTGCTTGATGCTCCCGATTAGATAGGACTCAACTTCAGTCTCCTGTGGTGCCACCTGCATACCTTTAGAAGATAACCAGTGTGCTGTCCAAGGAAGTGGATTGTTGCTGATAGGAGTGTCAAAGATTGCCTTGAGTCCCATAGACTTCAAACGACGATTAGCAGTCCACTCAACATAACTAGCGAGCAACTTATCATTGAGACCAATGATCGATCCATCTTTAAACAGATACTGTGCCCATGCTTTCTCTTCCTCAACACACTGCTTGAACATCTCATAGACATTCTCTTCTTCTTCCTTGGCAATCTCTGCCATCTCTTTGTCATCGCCATCACGCCACTTGTTCAGAATGTTCTGAGTGATAGTCATGTGTAATGATTCATCTCTGGCGATCAGTCCGATGATCTTAGCAGATCCTTCCAAGAGTTTAAGTTCGCCAAAGGCGAAAGAACATGCAAACGATACATAGAATCGAATCCCTTCAAGGATGTAGACATTTGCAACCGCTCTGTATAGTTTCCTCTTGAGTTCACGAAGTTCCCATTGTGCATTGGGAACCTCTTCGAGGTAGTGTTGCCACTGTCTACCTGCACCCCATTCGGATGCTGCTTGTAAGAATTCGTCATAGGCATGTGTTACTGTTTGTGCTCGTGATAAAATTTTCTCATCTTCTAAGATGTGATCAAACACCTCAGAAGGATCTGCATATACATTCTTAATGATATGCGTATAAGAACGACTGTGGACCATCTCCATGGTCTGCCAGATGTTCATAGCACCTTCAAGTTCAGGTAGTGAGCAGTATGGTGTAAAAGCCATACCAGGACCACGCCCTTGTACAGAGTCAAGAAGAATCTGGTACTTGAGGTTGCTCGTGAAGATGTGTTTCTGTGCATCATTTAGAAGTGGATAGTCAGCACGATCCTTCTGGAGAGATACCTCTTCAGGTCTCCAGAAGTATCCAAGTTGCTGCTGCGTTAGTTTATCAAACACAGGATACTTAAACTTGTCGTAGCGTTGGACTCCAAGGGGAGGTCCAAAGAACATCTTTTGCTTCGTGGTATCCACTACATCAGTATTGAATACCGTCATGCCTTTTACACTAGTTTGCATTGACTCACCACTGGTTCTAAATTTTGCAACTGTCACAATCTTCTGCCTCCGTTGTAAAGATATCGTCTAACAAATTCTTAAGTTGTTCTTTATCCTCCTCTGGTTCTTGATCTGATTTAATGTCGTAGGTGTTTTGATAATAAGAAGTCTTCCACCCTAATTTATAAGTGGTCAGGAAGTCCTGTGCCATGACGGATACTGGGACTTCGTGGTCGGGATATTTCTCTGGATTGTAACTCCAGTTTCCACTGATTGCTTGGTCAAAGAATTTTTGCATACAAGCCACAACATTGATGTAACCAGTGTTGTCAGGCATATCCCAGAGCAAAGTATAATTGGGTCGCAGTCTACTATAAGACGGAACAATCTGTTTGAGTGGTCCCTTTTTGCTTTTCTTAACGGACAGATACCCTCTAGGTGGTTCGATTCCATTTGTTGCGTTTGACACAACGGAACTGCTCTCTGATGGCAT